TCGTGCTCACTTGGATTCACTTGCTTTGACCACTGCCCCTATGGTTGCTATGGATGCCACACGCTTACCCCGTGGTATGAAGTTTGAGGTCAAGGCTGGTAAGGCTATTTTGACTAATGGTAACCCCAATGAAATCCTGTATCCATTCAAGTTTGGTCAGAGTGACCCCAATAACCTAGCAACTGCTAAAGATTTTGAACGTATGTTGCTACAAGCAACTGGTACGCTGGATTCAAACGGCATGATTTCCCAATCTAGCCGTGATGGTGGTGGTATGTCGATGGCTGTAGCCTCGATTATCAAGAAATACAAGCGTACTTTGGTAAATTTTCAAGAAGACTTCCTTGTCCCGTTCATCAAAAAGGCGGCTTTCAGGTTCATGCAGTTTGACCCAGAGCGTTATCCCTCTGTTGACATGAATTTCATACCTACAGCTACCCTTGGCATCATTGCTCGTGAGTACGAACAACAGCAATTTATTGGTTTGTTGCAGACTTTGGGTGCAAATACCCCTGTTTTGCCTATTTTGCTTAAAGGAATCATAGGAAACAGCAGTCTGTCCAACAGAATGGAGTTGATTGCCAAGTTGGATGAGATGATGCAACCTAATCCTGAACAACAGCAGATGCAACAGATGCAACAAGAGTTGGCAATGCAAGCGGCACAGGCAAATATTGCGGTTCAGACTACTCAAGCAGAGCAAAATCGTGCTGAAGCTACAAAATTGTCTGTTGAAGCGCAGTTAATGCCGCAAGAAGTACAAGCCAAAATGAGTGCATCTTTAACCAAGAATCTACCCAATGAAGATGAAGCCAATCAGAGGGAATTTGACAAAAGGGTCAAGATTGCTGATCTGATGTTGAAGGAAGCAGACATCAAGAACAAATCAAAGATTGTTGAGTTGCAGATGGCTGATAAATTAAATGCTCAGTCACAGGTAAAACAAGACTTTCTTGAAAAACTGACCAACGGGTTGAATAATGTCTAACATCAGGGAACTAATCAAAAGCATTGAGGCGGCAGACTCATCTTTTGATGAGAAGTTATCCGCTATCAACAAGATGGAAGAAACCTTGGTGGCTATGCGCCAGCAAGAAGAACAAGCCGTTCAAGACAATGTTGACTTGATTGTTGAAGCCATCAAAGTGATGGAAAGCAAAGTCACTGCACAACTAGAAGTTGCCAAATCCATAGTCCCTGAAAAGGGTGATAAGGGTGACAAGGGTGATAGTGGCTTAGATGGTCGTCAAGGAATAGATGGTAAGAATGGATTAGATGGTCGGGATGGTAAAGACGGGATTGATGGCAAGGATGGTGTATCTGTAACGGATGCCAAGATTGACTTTGATGGTTCTTTGATTATCAGCTTGTCAACAGGGCAAGAGATCAATGTTGGTGAAGTGGTTGCTCCTGACTTAGCAGAAAAGATCAAAGTCATTAGCACCATGTCTACCAATGGGGCGGTGGCTATCCTAGACGAAGGCACAAGCATCACAAGTGGTGTTAAGAAAATCAATTTTGTTGGTGCAACTGTTACTGCCACCAATTCAGGGGATGATGTAACTGTAAATGTGAGCGCAGGAACTGGTACTGTTACAAGTGTTGCGGCAACTGTCCCATCATTCTTGTCTGTTGCTGGTTCACCAATTACATCAAGTGGGACATTGGCAATTACGTTGTCAGGCACAGCCTTGCCAATTGCTAATGGTGGTACTGGTGCAACTACATTGGCAGGTGCATCTATTGCCACCTACACGGGTACTGAGACATTAACCAACAAGCGCATTGACCCAAGAGTTACTTCAGCCGCATCAGCATCTTCTTTAACCCCAAGCGTTGCAACTGCTGATATTTATGCCTACACAGCGTTGGCGGCAGGACTCACCATTAACGCCCCAACTGGAACACCTGTTGACGGCGATAAATTGATGTTTAGATTGCTAGACAACGGCACAAGTAGGTCATTGACTTGGGATGCAACCTACACAGTCATTGGCGTCACTCTGCCAACAGCAACAACCATTAGCAAGACAACCTATGTTGGCTGTATTTACAACGCTAACAATACACGTTGGGATGTGATAGCAGTAACCACACAGGCATGACCATGAAAATTGATTTTGCTTTTTCATCGCAGTACGGCACATTTTCAGATGCTTTGCATTTGCCTGACGATCATGCGTTCACAGATGCTGAGATTGAATCCATGAAACAGCAGAGGTTTGATAACTGGATTGCTGTAATTACTGCGCCTCCATCTGAGGAGGTCTAATGGCTGATCGCTATTGGATACTTGGCACAGGGACATGGAATGCCACTAACACTGCTAACTGGTCTGCTACATCAGGTGGGGCTGGAGGTGCATCTGTACCTACTGCGGCAGACAATGTATTTTTTGACGCAAACTCAAACGTAGGAACTGGCGCATTTACAGTCACTATGGCAAATTCGCCAAGGGTCTGTAATGACTTCACAGCATCAGGTCTTGATGGCGCAATGACTCTTGCTGGTTCTGCCATTGGATTGACAGTATCAGGCAGTCTTACATTTCAATCTACAAATTTTTCTGCAACATATACAGGAACAACCACATTTAATGCTACGACAACAGGTAAAACTGTAACAACTAATGGCGTTGCGTTTGGTGGCGCAGTTACATTTAATGGTGTGGCAGGTGCATGGACATTAGGTAGTGCTTTAACAGTACCAGCAACAAGCACTACTACACTCACAAATGGCACATTAGATTTAGGTAATTTTACGTTAAGTACAGGTATATTTTCATCTGATAATGTAAATACTCGGTCAATAGCGTTTGGTACTACAGGTTCAATTGTTCCAACAATAACAACAGCCGCTACAACAGTATTGGCAATGGCAACAGCCACAAACTTTACTTTTACTGGAACATCAAATATTACTGCGGCGATGTCTGTTACAAGGACATTTAACTTTGGTGGAACGGCGGGTGCAACAACTTCTAATCGGTTAAATGTTAATACAACATCGGGCGCATCAATTCCAACATTTACAGGTTCATTTAGACAACTAAATTTTACAGGGTCTACTACTAGTTTTGGCTCTCCAACTATTTCTTGTCATGGATTTACTTTAGCATCGGGTGGTACATATACAAATGTCAACTTTACTACAGTTGGTGATGGTACTTTAACGTACACTAGTAAAACAATTTCCACATTAAATATAAACGGAACTGGAATCACAACAACACTTAATAGTAATGGTACAAATGGAAGTCTTCTTTTAACTAATGGAACAATTGATTTAGCTGGCTATACGCTAACAACGCCCGTAACAACTGCCGCTGGAACAAAAAATATTACATTTAATGGCGGTACTTTACTTATCGCAAGCGGTAATTTTGCTAATTCAAATCCAACAGGATTCACTACTACGGCAGGTACAGGCACTGGTGTAATTTCCATGACTTCTGCAAGTACCAAAACAATGACTGGCAGTTCTACATATAACTGCACAATTAATCAAGGTGGTGCTGGTAATTTAAATTTTACAGGCTCAAATACATTTAACAATATCACCAATACAGTTCAACCAGCATCTATCATTTTTACGGCAGGGACAACTAACACATTTAACAATTTCAATTTGTCGGGTACGGCAGGAAACTTAATAACGATTGGCTCTGCAACTGCCGCAAGTCATACGCTATCCAAGGCAAGCGGTACTGTTAGCGCAAACTTTCTTTCTATCAGTAGGTCTACAGCTACTGGTGGGGCGATTTGGGATGCAGGGGCAAACTCCACAGATGGGGGTAATAACTCAGGATGGATATTTGCAACACCTCCAGCAACGGCAACAGGCAATTTTTTAATGTTCTTTTGAGGAAACAATGAATCCTGAACTACAAAAGTATTACGAAAATAGATTCGAAATGATGGGAATGGAAGGTTGGAAGGATTTGTGCATAGATATTGACATTATGATAGAGTCGCTCAATAATCTAAGCGTTATTCCTGATGAAAAGACCTTGATGTTCAAAAAAGGTGAACTTTCCATCTTGACTTGGCTGAAAACCTTGAAAGAGGTCAGCGAAAGAGCGTATGAGGAATTGAATGAAAAGAATGTTTGATTTTGCCTGTGCAAACGGGCATAAAACCGAAAGACTTGTCAATTATGAGTTGATGAGTTTTAAGTGTGAGTGCGGAGAAACAGCCAATCGCACTCTGTCTGCTCCTAACTTTAAGTTAGAAGGGTGGTCTGGTTCTTTTCCATCAGAGCATGGGAAGTTCGAGAAAAAACACCTAGATCAACTGAAGTGGGAGCAAAAGCACAACTCACAAGCGTAAGCCGAGTTGAATGTCCTAGAACCGATGAACGGCAGGAAAAGGAAGAAATATGTTGATTGACAATGATGATGAGACGCTAAGTGAGTTAGACGCAGTTGAGCAAAAGAAGCAACTACCTGAAGTAGCACCCTTGTCCGAGATGCCTGAGAAATACAGGCAAAAATCTTTGGAAGAAGTGGTCAAAATGCACCAAGAAGCTGAAAAGTTGATTGGAAAGCAAGCGCAGGAAGTTGGGGAAGTGCGAAAGCTGGCAGATGAACTTATCAAGCAAAACCTCTCCTCTAAGCAACAACCTATTGAAAAAGAGCCAGAAGTAGATTTTTTCGAGAATCCACAAGAGGCAGTTCGTAGGACTGTTGATAACCATCCTGATGTACTTGCGGCTCGCCATGCGGGTCAGGAGTTCAAAAAGATGCAAATTCAGCAAAAGCTATCGCAAGAGCATCCTGATTTTGGTCAGATTGCTCAAGATACAGACTTTGTGAATTGGGTGAAATCTTCACCTATTCGCCTTGGTTTGTATGCAAAAGCTGATGGTGAGTTTGATTACGACAGTGCAAATGAATTGTTAAGTACCTATAAGCAGTTGCGAGGAATTAAGGCTAAACAGACTACAGATGCAGGGGAAACTCAGCGCAAGTCAAACCTTAAAGCGGCAAGTGTCGATGTAGGTGGAAGTGGGGAGTCTGGAAAGAGGGTCTATCGAAGGGCTGATCTAATTCGGCTGAAGATGACTGACCCAGATCGTTATGAAGCGTTAAGCGGAGAAATCATGCAAGCGTATCAAGACGGCAGGGTTAGATAATTTAACTTATCGTTTTTTGGAGATTTAACATGGCAACCTCATTTTCCCCCAGTAATTCAGTTACTGTAACCACGGGCGCAACATTCATCCCTGAAATTTGGAGTGATGAAATCATAGCCGCCTACAAGAAAAACCTCGTTTTAGCTAACTTGGTTATGAAGATGAACTTTAAGGGCAAGAAGGGTGATGTAATTCACATTCCCGCACCTACCCGTGGTTCTGCTTCTGCTAAAGCCGCTGAAACAGCAGTCACCTTGATTGCCGCTACAGAGTCTGAAGTTCAAGTGTCTATTAACAAGCATTACGAATACAGCCGTTTGATTGAAGATATTGTCGAAGCCCAAGCCTTGAACAGCTTGCGTAACTTCTACACTTCTGACGCTGGTTACGCTTTGGCTAAACAAGTCGATACTGACTTGGTTCAGTTGGGTCGTTCTACCAATGGCGGTGCTGGTACTAATGCTTACGCAACTGGTGCGTTCATTGGTGGTGATGGTACTACTGCTTATGTTGCCGCAAACAACAATGAGTCAGCATTGACCGATGCCGCTATTCGCCGCACCATTCAGCGTCTTGATGACACTGATACCCCAATGGATCAGCGTTTCTTTCTGATTCCTCCCTCAAGCCGCAACACATTGATGGGTTTGGCTCGTTACACTGAACAAGCCTTTGTTGGTGGTACAAACAGTACTATTCGCACTGGTGAAATCGGTAACTTGTATGGTATCCCTGTGTTTGTGTCTTCTAACTGCGACACAGGTTCAGGTAGCACCAATCCACGGGTTTGCTTGATGGGTCACAAGGACTCACTGGTTTTGGTTGAACAAATGGCTATTCGCTCACAAGTTCAGTACCAACAGCCCTACCTTGCAACTTTGTATACAGCGGATACGTTGTATGGAGTGCAGATTCTGCGTTCAGCGGCAAGCACTGGTGCGGCTAAGTCTGCATCTATGTTCGCTTTGTTGGTTCCTGCCTAATTGCAGTTGCGCCCCCTGCCCTAGTGGTGGGGGGACTTTTTTAA